GGGGGGGCTCCGTCACGCCAAATGGCGCAGCTAAAAACCTTCGCCACGAAACTCCCTTCAAACTTCCCTGCGGCTAGGAGCAATACATGACCATGCAGACCGATGTTCAGAGCGTTCTGGACCGGCTTAAGACCGCGCAGCAGCAGCCGCTCGGCGACCCCCGGTTCAAGAGCCTCATTGGGCTCGAAAAGAGCACTTTTTCACAAAGTGCGAGCGCTACCTCCGGGCTTACCTTTTACGATCTGGAACTTGGCGCGAAATTTCTTTATCCGGTTCTAACCCCATTGCGGAATATGATTCCCCGGGTTTCGGGCAAAGGCGGCATCCAGGCCGCTTGGCGGGCGATCACCGGCGTCAATACCACCGGCTTGCGATTCGGCGTTTCTTCGGCAAATCGCGGCGGTGTCATGGCCGTTGCAACCAAGGACTATACCGCGACCTACAAGGGCATCGGCGTCGAGACGAGTGTCGATTTCGAGGCTCAATTTGCCGGCCAGGAGTTTGACGATGTCCGCGCCCTAGGTGCAAAGACAGGCCTCGAGGCCCTCATGCTCGGCGAAGAGGCGATGATCCTCGGCGGCTGCACATCGACGCCGCTTGGCCCGACGCCGACGCCGACGCTAACGGCTTTGACCACGGGCGGTACACTTTCCGCCCAGACATGGTCCGTAGTTTGCGCCGCATTGACGCTCGACGGCCTTATGAATGGAAGCATCGCCGCCGGCGTGCAAGGGCAAATTTCCCGTACGAATGCCGACTTATCGGTAGATACCTTCGGTGGCGGCGTGGCGAGAAGGAGCACAAACGCAACCGTCGTCACGACGGGCACGACCAGCTCCATTACCGCGAGCGTTACGCCGGTCTCCGGTGCGCTTGGCTATGCCTGGTTTTGGGGTGCGGCCGGCGCCGAAGTGCTTGGGGCAATCACGACGATTAATTCAGTCATAATCACCGCCATCGGCAGCGGCACGCAGACAGCGGCTTCTCTCGGTGCCAATGACAACTCCGCGAATGCGCTCGCTTTCGATGGACTCATCTATCAGGCGTTGATCCCCGGCTCGGGTTCTTACGTTTCCACGATGGCTTCCGGAAGCGCCGGAATTGGCACGCCGCTGACTTCGGACAGCGCGGGCGGCATCGTCGAGATTGATGCCGCTCTAAAGTCCATGTGGGATAATTACCGGCTTTCTCCGGACACGATGTGGGTCAATTCGCAGGAGGCATTAAATATTTCAAGGAAGATCCTGTCAGGCTCGCAGACCGCCGCGCAGCGGTTCGTCTTCGAATCGTCTCAGGACTTGGTGGGCGGCGGCATCATGATCCGCACTTATCTGAATCGGTTCTCGATGCAGGGTGGCAGCGTGATCGACATTAAGGTCCATCCAAACATGCCTGCGGGAACCATCCTCATGACGACAAGGATGTTGCCCTATCCGCTTGCCGGCGTTGGCAATGTCGTGCAAATCCGGACACGGCAGGATTATTACCAAATCGAGTGGCCACTTCGTACCCGCAAATACGAATACGGGGTCTATGCCGACGAAGTTCTGCAAAATTATTTCCCGCCGTCATTGGCATTGATCACCAATATCGGCAACGGCTGAGCATCACGCGCGCGGCGTCTATCCCCCGCGCGCCTGACTCAGGATTTCACGGAGATAAAGCGATGGCAAATTCCGTAGCGCCGTTCGACACGCTCGGACCAACCCCAGTACTGTTAAAGGCGGGCGCCGGAACGCTGTTTGGATACGACGTTGGAAATTCCGACTCCAGCCCCGCTATGGTGCTATTTTACGATAAGGCCTCGCCGCCTATTTACGCCACCGATACGCCCCTCCTCAGAGTTCTGGTTCCTCCTGGGTTGAACGCACTTCGCTCTTCGGCGGCAGGAATCGCGTTCACCGCAGCTCTTTGGGTTCTCGTCAAGACTTTGCATGGGACGCAGCAGCGAAATGTCAGCGGCCACGCCGAATATTTATAGGACAAGGCTCATTGCAGATGGTCAAATTGCGGGCTCCAGACAACATTTCTTCGATCGTTCATGATGGCGTCGAGGTTCCAATCGGGGATGACCGGTCCGTTGATGCAGACGAAAATACTGCCGAGGTGTTTAAGGTACATGGATTCCGTCCATGGGACCGCGGCGAGAATGCAGTACCAATCGATGCCGTGCCCCATTTTTCGCACATGGTCCTGGATTTGCTCAAGCGTCCCCGTCGCCCACTGGACGTACGTCCTGCCGGAATCCTGCAGGCCAGCTTGCCGATACCGGCCCAAGGTGCCGTGATTCCGCCCACGGAAACCTGCGGCGAACACGAACAGGACATTTCGAGTCTCAACCGGCGGGCGCTTTTTGCTTTCCTCAGAGCGAAGGGAGTCCCAGTGGCCTTGCCTATTACCAATGAAGAATTACGCGCCGCGGCACGCCGCGCATGCGAAGGCTGAGCGGTTCCAATATTCTAGCAGCGCCACGCGGGCGGTTCTGACGTTGATGGAGACCATGGCAGGTTTCCCAAAGGTGCGTCCTCCGCACGACGTCAAGTGCCTAACAACAGGGCCGTAGCCAATGGCATCTCCTTTCGATCTTGTCAGCCTGGCCGATCTCAAAAGTTGGCTTGGTATAGCAGGAACCGATGACGACGTCCTGCTTGCGCGATTAATCACGCAGATCAGCCGCGGCATCCTCAATGTAATCGAAAGACCCGCGATTTTGCCTTCGGCCTATACCGAAACCTATGACGGGGGCGACGAAACTGCGATTATGCTCCGGCAATGGCCGGTCACCGGAGTGACTTCTTGTACCGTGGACGGGGTAACAATACCTCCTTCGCCACCACTTCTCGCTGGCGCGAGCGCTCAGATTGGCTATGTTTTGGATTCCTCCGATGCGCCCCCGCCAGGAGCTATGCAAAGGTTGTCGCTGCGCGGGTATCTTTTCACATGTGGTGTCCAAAACGTCACGATTTCGTACAACGCCGGGTACCAAATTACGAACGAAAGCGTGGTCATTCCATTGACGCCTCCATATAGCGTCACGGTGCAGGCTCCTTATGGCGATTGGGCGAGCGACTGCGGCGCCTTTTATTCGAATGGCATTTCGCTAACTGCGGTCACCGGGACTCTCGCCGGCGGGCAATACGCGGTCGTAAATGGCGTTTACAGTTTTGCGCAGGCGGATGCGGGCTCCACGGTCCTTCTCACCTATGGCTACGTGCCGGCCGACCTCGCATCCTGTTGCATGGATTGGGTAGCCGAGCGTTATGCCTATCGTTCGCGCATAGGGCAACATTCAAAGTCGCTCGGCGGACAGGAGACGATGGCGTTCATCGTCAAGGATATTCCCGATTTTGTGGCAAGTGCCTTGTCGCCCTATCGCCGCGTGGTCATGCCGTGATCGATGTCGAATTCGATTCGCAGGCAGTGCAGGATGCGCTGTTGGGCCAAGCAGATGAACTTCGCGGTGCTCTAGAGGCTAAAATTCAACAGAAGCTAGCCGGCGAAGTATTACAGACCCGTTCCGGCGCTCTTGCTGCCTCTATCGTCTCCTCGATTGAGAATAATGGATCTGATACCTCTGTCTCGATCTCCAGCACCGGCGTTCCATATGCGGCAATTCAGGAATTCGGCGGCAAGACGGCCGCCCACGATATTGTTGCGGTGAAAGCCAAGGCTCTTGCCTTCAGCGTGGGAGGGGCCAGGATTTTCGCAAAACACGTGCACCATCCAGGCTCGACAATTCCGGCGCGATCCTATCTCGGCAGCTCTCTTACGGAGATGGGTGACGACATAGAGTCTGGCTTCAAACAAGCAATCCTTGAAGCGTTGGGCCAGCAGTGACCGTCGCCGCGCGGCACCGTATCCTTGCCCTGGAATACAAACAAGCCGTTTAGAAATGAGGAAGCCGAATGGCGGGAACAGCACGCGAGAGCGCCATTTCGGCCCTCATCAATATCGTCGCCAGTGCCTATCCCTGGATGCTAGGGCCGGCGAGGCGCCTCAAACTCTGGAGCGACGTTCCCACGGCGAGCCGGCCCGCCTGCTTTCTTTTCGAGGGCGGTCAGGAAACATACTCCTGGAACGAGTCCGCCCTTCCGAAGCGCATCATCGAAGTCAAATTGTTCGTTTATCTCAATGCCAAGGACCCAAGCATTGTAGGTGCCGCGCTACTCAATGGCGTGATGGATGCTCTCGATACTGCATTCGCGCTGTCAGGGAGCGACCTTGCGCTGGGTCGAAACACTTTGGGTGGCGCCGCCTTCCATTGCAAGATAGATGGCAAGGCTTTGAAGGACCCCGGCGACCTCGACGGCGATGCGCTCTTGATCGTGCCAGTGAAGATCGTTCTCCCATAGGAGCCAGTCGATGCCAGAAGAAGATGCGCCAGCTGCGCCAGACGCGATCATTGCTCCCGAGCTCCAGCGCCACGTGGAAATTGCCGCGCTGATCGACCACTGGCATTTCGAGAGCTTTAACAGCACTAGGCTGGGCCACGATACGGAACTCTGGAACCTCGTGCTTGCCGCCACGCAAGATTTGAAATCGCGGCTCGCCGCGTTCATCAAGGAGACTTAACCCATGTATTCCTTCGGATCCGGTGTGCTGCTTGGAACCCGCACGGACATCGCAAACGCGACCCCTGTCAATTTCGGCCTGGTGCAGGAAGTGACGATTGAAGAAACCGCAACGGTCAAGGAACTTCATGGCCAAGTTCAGCGCCCCCTGGCAATAGCCCGGGGTACGATCAAGACAACTGGCAAAGCAAAGGTCGCGCGCATCTCGGGGATGGCCTTCGCCAATCTATTTTATGGTGTCGCGCCCTTGTCTGGTCAGTTTGCGACCTCTTTCGCTGAAGCCGGTACGGTCGCCGCCACAACACCGTTCACGGTAACCGTTGCCAATGCCGCGACCTTCGTGGACGATGATGGTGTGCTCTATGCGACGACCGGATTGCCCCTTACGAAGGTCGCTTCGGCGCCGGCGAGCGGGCAATATTCCGTCGCGCTTGGTGTTTACACTTTCAATTCGGCTGACGCCGGCAAAGCCATCCTGGCGAACTACACTTACACGGTAAGTGGTACGGGTCAGAAATTCACGGTGGCCAATCAACTTCTCGGAACA